GACACATCTAAAACAGAAACTAAATTATTTGCAATAAAAATATCTTCTAATCCAACAAACTTACTCAATAACGTATTTGTAAAATCAGTCGTTAAACTTTGACTTGCTAAATCAATCAAAGTGACCGCATTATATTCCGCTTCACTCTTTGCATTTTCAAGTGAAGGAACTTCAAATGTATTTCCTTTATAAGTTAAATAATATGTTCCATCTATCCAATTCAATGGATAGTCTTCAACATTGTAAGTAGTTGATGGGCTTAAAATATAATCTCTTACATACTTGTAGAATGTATAATAATCTTTAATTACAGGTACAGCAATATCTTTGTAGAATTGTCTTTCATTACCAAACTGTTTAAAGTGTTCATATCTTGACTGTCCAACTTTTTTAAAGAAGTCATATTGACTATTAGTTACACTTCCATCTGTCCATTTAACACCTTTAAAAAACTCATATTGATTATTAGCTGTTGGTTCTTCAAATCCTGTCACACCTAAACTAATCAACCATTGTGAAATATCTATCATTTTTATTTATTTTTTAGTTTAAAATTATGTGACCTTCACCTAAAGTATCATCTTTAGCTCTACCTTCACCTGTATATATACCACCAAAGAAATTAGCTCTTTTAGTAGGTTTTAGCTTATCATAACCACTATTTGTTAGATACTCAGGGAACTTATTAGGGTACTGTTTAAGATAACCTTTAAGCCTTTCAGAATAGAAATCAGCCATATCTCTAGCTACACTTCTAAGATACTTTAAATCTCCTAAATCTACTTCAGAGCTAAATTCAGAATTACCTTGAACTATAGATTTATTAGTCATCTTGAAATTAATAAAAGGTAAAACTTCATAAAAAGTCCACTCAGTTAAACAAGGAATAATATACTTATCTAAAAGCTCTTTATAATCTCCACTTATTGTACTGTTTTCTACTTCAGTTAATATCTTATTATATAAATCAGTACCTAACATATCTTGTATGTGAGTATCTTGTGATTTTTTAATGTAAGGAATTATAATGTTATCCTCTACATTTTGCTGTATAGGTGTAAATCTTTTAATCCTATCAGTTCCTACTAATAATATATTTGACATATCTTAACTATTTTCTATGTTACTAAAATCAATAGAATATTTACCTAATTCTAGCTTTTCTGTTACATCAGAATATCTTGCTAATTTATTAAAAACTTTTTCTATTGTTTTTTGCTTATTATCTATATAAGTAGATTGAAATATAGCTAAGGCTTCAAGTATTTCATTTCTACCACCTAATTGACCTTCAGTTCTTACACCAAATAACATAGGTGAAGTTACACTGTGACCTATTAATATCTCAGTAAGCATTTCACTATGTAAAAGCATAAATCTTTCATCACTAGAATTTAATTCAATAGGTGTTAAATCAGGTTTTTGGTCTTGACCTTCACTATAAGTTAAAATGAATTTACCAGCATTATTACTACCTGTATATTTTCTATTAAAAGCCTTATAAGCTAAATCCATTTCTTCTTCAGTAGGAATACCTGTTGCAAAGTTTAAAATAAATCCAGCACTAAAACCATTTCTAACACTAGATAAATGAAAGGTAGATATTTCCCAATCTAATTCTATCCAATTTAGTGTACTAGAGTAGTAAGGTAAAGGGTAATAATCTACTCCATTACTTTCTTCTACATAATAGAATACTTGAGTAGGTTCTTTATCTGAAGTCATAGGGTTAAATCTAGGATAACTTACAGGCTTATTAACTTTCTTTCTAATATTTGTCCAATCTTTAGAAACTAATATAGATTTTTCATCTGAACTTAATCTACATTTATGGTAAGGAAGCCAATCAATAGCTGCTATTTTAGTTCCTGAACTATTCCATCTAATAAACATAGCAAAACCATTATGAATTTCATAGTCATAATTTACTCTTTTAGCTACATATTCTAAATCATCTTTACCATACCTATTTTCTATAAAACTTATAGCACTAGCACTTTCTACTTTTTTAAATCCACTACCTGTAGTCATATCTACCTTCTTAGATATAATTGCTTTATGTTTATTACTTTTATTGTGAAATACATCTAGCAAATATTGAGGATAAGCATTATCAGTACCATACTCAATATAATCTCCATTCTTAGCTTCTTTAAAAGTAGGTTTAGAGTCTATACTATTAAGATTAAGTATTCTAAACTTTACATTGTTATTATTTTCCATATAACTATTATCTTTAATTTGCATAAAATACAAAATTACTGTTATTATTTAATTCATAAGAACTATCACCACTATCAATAACTCTTAATAACCCTTTACTTAAAATAGATACAGCATTAGTTTTGTCTATACTACCTGTAATAACTTCGTATATTACATAGTCATAATCTCCCAAATCTAAACCTAAATTAGATATAGTAAACTTTTGAAATACAGGTGTATTAGAAATATCATTAATAACTACATTAGTAACTTCACCTGTAGCTTTAGAAGTTATTTCTAATAGATACCCTGTATATTCTTCAGTAAGAGTTAATCTAAGGTATAATGTTTTTGTATTTATATTTTTATCAATTAAAATCATCTTTTTATCTATTTAGTATTAAGTATATATTTTTATCATATTGTAAATAAAAAAAAAGCTACCTAAATCTAATTAGATAGCTCTCTTAATAACTTATATAACACAATAAAACTAAGCAATTACAAAACCTATAGTTTCTAGCTCTTGAGGGCTTGTAGCTGTAAGTCTATAAGCTGGTTCTCTTTCTTTACCTTGTAAAGTCAAAGTAACACCATTCATATCACCAAAAGCTTTACCACTTTGCATATCAGCACTTACTGCATACACACCATTTTCTTTTCCCATTAACCAATAGTTACCATTTTGGTCTTCAACTATAAGAGACAATCTACCTTGAGCTAATAATACTAATCTATTTCTTAATGTAGTATCTTGTTTATGAAACATCAAAGTTAATTGTTGGTCATAAAAAACACTACCATTTTCCAAAGAAAAGTTACCTGTTTGAGCAAAACTAGCTGCTTCAGTAAATTGGTCATATTTATAGTGAACAGGAATAGGTGTAGTTGCTGTTGCATAGTTACCTATTTCACCTACAATAATAGAGTAAGAAGCTACTGGGTCAAAGGTTGCTATATAAACCCCCTTTACACCCCCTATACTATCTCTACAACCTAAGGTGTATCCATTTTCTATTAAACAACTCATATATATTCTTTTTTTAAAGTTTACAAAAAATAATAGGCTACTACACAAAGTAGCATAGTAACCTATTTTACCATAAATACTGTACTAAGAACCTGTGTACCAAACAACATTCTCAATGAAAGCAGCTTGAACTCCTAACTTGAATTTAGCTAAGAAACGTACTTCATCATTATCTTGAGAATAAAAGATACGGAAATCTTCTGCATCTTCTAGTAAATCTGTACCTACAACTAAGTTAGAAGCTGGTGTAACTAAAAACTTGTTAGTTCCTGCCAAACCTTTTGTAGCAATAACTTTTACATTTGTTCCTGGATGAATTTGCATAAAATCTCCACCTTGACCTTCAGCACCTGAGTAGTGGAATAAGTTTGCATCTCTTACAGCTTTTGCATAAGTTCTATAATCAGCATAAGACATCATTACAGCAATATCATCTAAATCTAATACATTATCAGGTAATTTTGCAATAGCTTCATCTACCTTATCAATAATATCATCTTTAAAAGTTGCAACAGTGTAAGTTCCTACTCTTGTTAAATCACCTGCTGTTTGTGCATCATCAAAAAGTTTAACAAAGCCATTAGCAAAAGCCAAATTACCTGTACCTGTTACCTTATTTCCTTTCCAAATTAAATCCTCAATAACTGCCTTAATTGCATCTCTTTTATTTTCAGCAAAAATCTGCTCAAAAGGAATATCTTCATTATAAGAACCTGGGTTCATCATAACTGAAGTGTAATATTCCTCTAAATCATTTAAGCAAATTGCCTCATTAACTTTGATAGCATCTACTGCAATAGTTCTTTGGTCTAAAGTAGTAGTTCCACTTGCACTCCAACCACAAGCTCCTGCCTGTAATGCTAGAGCTGAACTTAATCTATTTACTGTTGCTGAATGTTTAACACCACCTTGAACTGTCACCATATCTACAGTGCGACCTGTTAGGATAGCTTCTTTAATTAAAGCACCAGACATTTCATCTGTGTACTTAGTCATACTTGTTAAATCTAAAGCCATAACTTTCTATATTTTTATTTGTTTTTAAATTAATTAATCTACTAATTATTTTCTTTTAGTTCTAAAACTTCTAATAGACTCTAAAGGACTAATTACATTAGTTTTGTCACTAGTGTCAGTTTTAAATTCTTCTAGTTTAGGAATAGCTGGTAAATTATTATACAACTTATCCATTTGGCTAGAAAAAGTAGATACATTAGCTTCATAACTTTCTAGTTTATCACTTAGAGAAACCAATGTAGCTTCTAAGTTAGCTATTCTATCTTCTAATTCACTAATTTTACTCATAGTTTCCTCATCTTTAGGCATACTATCTTCTTCTTTTAATTCTACTTCTACTTCTACTTCAGGTTCTTCTTGAGTTACTTCAGTAATAATACCTTCACTAATTACAATAGTTACACCATCAATAAAGTGTGAACCATCTAAAGAAGTTCCTGCTGGAATAAAACCCTCTTCAGTTTTAATCATTACAGCTTGACCTACTTCAAACTCTTCACCTTCTACTTGAATAAGCATATCTCCTACTTGAACCTCTTTGAATTTCTCCAAAGTAGGATTGAGTATTAACTCTTTAATTTTCTGTAAAATAATCTTCTTGTTATCCATTATTTAACTTATTTAGTTATAAATATATATTAATTAATATTGTCGATTTTTGACAAAAAGTGTCCGAGAACCACTATCGTTATATATATATATAGCAATAGTGGTTTTAAGACAAAATTCGAGTGATTTGGGTTAAGGCATCATCTTCAGATAAATTATCATTTGATAAAATATCTTTAATTTTAGATAGTAATTGGTCTTCAGAAACTACTGCTATTTCTACTGAGAAACCTTTTACAGCACCTGTTTTAACAAAATGTTCCCAAACTTTATCATTAGTAACTTTCATAGATACTACCCAATCACCTTTCTGAATACTAGATAAACCTAAAGCCTTAGTTTTGTCTAAATTAGGGTCTTCAACTATCCAACTTTCAAATACAAATACACCATCTACTTCAAATTGGTGTTCTAAGTTAGTGTTATTAGTATTACTAGCTTTTTGAAAGAATATCTCAGCAGCTTTTACTACAGTTTCTTCACTAAAATAACCATAATATAACTCCCCTTTATCATCCCTTCTAGCTATCTTTATATTAGGTCTCATAGCTACCCCTGTAATTACTCTTTTTTCTTTGTCAGTAGTTTGGAATTTAGTTATTTGACTATTAAATAACATAAAATCCTCTTCTATTGCTGGTGTTGAAACTAGAGATATTCTTCTTAATTCTCCAGTAATATCATCTAAAGTCCATTCTATAATTTTGTCCATTTATTTAACTGTTTAATAATTAACCAATTTCACTTCTTCTTTTGTATCTACTTAAAGTATTTTGAGTAGTAGTAATGTCGCTTTCTACTACATAAGCTCTAAAAGTACCACCTTGTCTTGAACCTATACTTTGACTACTTAAAGTTGTTGTTGAACCTTCAAAAGCATTACCAAATAATGAAATACTAGGTGGTGTAGGTGCTGCACTAGGTGTTGAATTACTAGGTGCTGAAGCTGTAATACTTGCACCACTAGTTTGTGGTGTTTTTTGTAATACTTGTTTAGCTTGAGCTGCTGCACCTAATACTGCTGCTATTTGACTAGCATAAAATATAGGAAAAGCAAAGGGTGCTGCTGGACCTGTAGCTGCTGCACCTTTTTGAGCTATATCTAAACCTCTAACAAAACCTGTAGCAACACCTATAGCTATATCAGCTAATGCTGCTGCTTTTGCTGCTGCTGTACCTTCTTCAAACAAAGCACCTAAAGCTGCTATACCACCTCTGGCTGTATCTAAGAAGCTTAATTGTGCTGCTTTCTTAGCTTCAGCTAATGCTATTTGAGCTTCACTTTCTCTTTTACTTATTTCAAGTAAATCTTTAGAGTTTTGTTCTTCAGCTTGTTTCTTTAATGATAGGTATTCATTCTCAGTAATTAACTTATTATCTAAAGCTACTTTTAAATCTTCTAATTCTTGAGCATATTTCTTATTAGCTATTTCTCTTTCATCAGTAAGTTCTATTTCTCTTTCTAATAAGAACTTTTCTCTATCAGCTATTCTCTTTTCTTCTTTAGCATTTTCTTCTTCAGCTTCTAAGTCAGCTCTTTGTTTAGCAAAACCTTGCCTAACTCTTTCTTTTTCTTCTTCAGTAGCTCTTAAAAGTTCTAACTCTCTAATAGCTGCTGCTTCATCTATTTTACTTTGTTCTAAAGCTGCATCTAATTTAGAAAGTGTAGTATCCTCATTAGTATCTAATATTATATCAGCAATAGCTTGTTTTCTTTCAGCTTCTTCTTGGTCTAATTCTACTAAAACTTTACCTAAATCTAATTGTACTTGAGCTAAAGAGTTTTCAGCATCAATTCTTTCAGCTATTTTTTCAGCTAATTGACCTTCTAATTCTCTTCTTTCTTCTACATTACTAGTCTTAGCTATATCAGTTCTAAGTAATTGCTCTTCTAGTGCAGCCTGTTTAGCTACATTTTGAGCTAACTTTAATTGAGCAGCTTCAGCTCTTTCTAATGCAGCTTTTCTTTCATCGTATCCTCTTGTAGTATCTTCACCTATCTTTTGTTGAATTTCTAACTCTTTTGTAAGATTAGCATTAGCTACTGTTAAGTTATTAATAGTTTTTCTTAGGTTTTCTTGGGCATCTACATACTTAGTAGCTTCAGCAACTGCTGATTTAGTTTCTTCAACTATACTATTAAAACCATCTACTGCTGCTTCACCTATATTAATTGCTTTTTCTGTAAAGTCTTCTACACCTAAAGTAACTTTAGCAATAGCATCAGCAGCAACTTGACTAGCTTCACCCCATTGACCTTTAAAAGTTAAAGCAATAGCTTCACCTAATTTAGGGAATAACTCTATTAAGCCTGTAATTCTATTAGTAATATTATCTACAATAGCATTCTTTAAATCTTCAATAGCTTGTTTAGGATTAGAAAAAGTATTTACTATCTTTTCACCTAAGTCAGTAGCAAAGTTTGTAAGTTTACCTATAATTATCCCTAAAGCTTCACTTGCAATAGCTAAAGTTCTAGCACCTTTTTCTGAGTTTTTAAAATAGGAAAATAAAGAGCCTAAAGCTACAACAAGTAAACCTATACCTGTTGCAGCAATAGCACCTTTTAAAGTTCGCATAGAATTTATAAACTTACCTACACCTTTAACAGCACCACTAACTTTACCTTTTAAATCATTAAATACACCTGTATCTACACCTACATCACCTAAGGCATCACTAGTTTCATCTATGGCACTATTTAAGTCTTCAACTGCTTCAGTTGCTTTCTTAATATCTGAACTATCTATTGGTAACTTAATTTTCTTATTAGCCATTTATATATTATTTATATCTACTATTCTATAATGAACTGTTACAACTATTTCTAAATCTCCACCTGTAACATTGACTGAGTTTTTAATAAATATACCTCCATCTAAAACTGTATGAGTATAAGGTGTTTTATCTGGATGCTTTTCTAGATGATAATCTAAATGATAAATACCATTAGGTGTACCATTGGCTAAAATATTTTCTATTTCATAATAAGTATGTTCAGCACCATCTACATAAACCTGTAAAATATGGTCTTCATCATATACAGTACCTTCACCTAAATAAACAGCAGCATCTTCTATAATAGGATATTTACCTGTACCTACTTCAGGAACTAATCTAATTGGGTTTGTAGCTAACTCTTCTAATTCAGCAACTGTAATTCTTCTACTAACTTTGTGTGCTACATCTATTTCAACACCATTTACATAATATTGACCTGTTAAAGTATTTACTCTAATAGAGTTGCCAAAATAGAGTGAATTACTTTCAGTCATTGTTTGACCTGTAACACCTAAAGCTGTAATATTTACACCTTCAACTGTATTATCAGAACTATTTATTAAGCTAACATCGTTTCTTAAAACATTGTTATTTTTACCTACAATAAAAGAATTATCACTATTTGTTAAGTTTTGAGTACCAAAAGTAAATTGTCTATTCTTTGTGACTACCTTATATTCTCTACCATCAGTATCAATTAACAATTCCT